GGGTAATACTCTGGCTCGGGATCTTCTACAGATGGTGCTCTAGTTGGAGCGGGTTGCGGAGAAACATCAGGTGTTTCCTGATTGGTAATCTTTTGAGCAATCTCGATATCATCAGAATGTGTGGGGAAGTCTTCGGGTTGAGTTAACGAACCTTCAGGGTACACACTTTGAGTTCCATCAGGAAACTCCATACCTTCAGGAAGGGGTGGTAAGTAACCATCGTCAAACCTTGCAGTAGGAGACGCATAGGGATTATCCCTTGCGGTAGGTGATTGCGAAGGTGGGGGCGGAGGGGGAGGTAAATCAGCAGCGGGATCAGAATCAACGGATGGTATTTGAGTCATCCTTGGTGGAGCTTGATTTACGCTATCTTGATAATTTGTTGGACCCGAAATAGGCGCTCCTTTAGATATATTTTGAGAACCTACATAAGGTTCACTGAGAGTCGCAGGCTTAGAGGGTGTGACTGGTTCGCCAATCTGATCTGCGGGTCTTAAAACAGTATCCGTCCCAACGGGGGGATCTTTGATCATGCCTATCGCCCTACCAATTTCATCCATAGAGATAGGTTTACTAGGAGTCAGAATGTGATCATCGGGATTGCTTTTTGGTCTGTTATCTACAACGCCATCCTCAGTTAAGGTAAAATCATCCTCACCATACTTAATAGGGGCTTGGTAATCCTCAATAGGTCTTGCGGGAGGTCTGTTATCTACAACACCATCTTCGGTAATTTCGAAATCATCCTGATCATATTTGATTGGCGCTTCCTGCGCTCTTGGTGTGGTACTTATATATTCTGCTTTTGGGCCTCCTGGGATATCACTGGTACCTCTTATATATTCTGCTTTTGGGCCTCCTGGGATGTCACTTGTAGGTTTTGTATCTACTGAAAAACTTTCGCTATCTGATGAACCTGTAGTAGGTTTTGTATCTACCGAAAAACTTTCGCTATCTGATGAACCCGTAGTAGGTTTTGTATCTACTGAAAAACTTTCGCTATCTGATGAACCTGTAGTGGGCTCGGGCGATTCTAAAGAGGGGGGTTTTGTTTCTTTAGGAGAAACATTTGGGGTTTGCCCTGGGAATATATTACCCGCGGGATCTCTTGCTAAACCATCTTCACCAAAAAGGGGAATCCCCCCGCTTTCGTTTACTGGGTTGGGGGTGGGCTGTTCTGTTTCGTTGCCGTCTAACCTCGCGGATCTTTCAGCTATTGTTTCTTTAGGAGTCGAGCCCCCGCCACTTTTGCCTCCTTCTCTCAAACTAGCCATATACTCGGCTTCGGAATTAAATCCTGGAGGTAAGAACCCTCCAGCTTCACCATCCTGACCTGGGACTATTATTTCGTTCCTTACTGCCTGATCTTCTTCATATGATTTTTGCTCAGCTGCCGAAACCATTTTTGGATTTGGCTTTTGAGGAGGTAAGACCTCATCAAACTCGGGTCCTCGATAGTTAAATCTGTTATCGTCAGCTCTAGGTTTAGCCCCTTGGCTTTGACTGCCTACTTTACGACCATCCTGATAAACCCCTTCATACTTTTCTTCAGGTGCGTTTGTTAAATTGCTGTTTCTCCATGCCTCTAAAACACCTCTTTGGCGAGGAGTTAAATCATCAAAATTCTGAACACCTTCAAAAAACGCTCTGGCTTTGTCTAAGCTTTTCCAACCTGAAACATCTATCCCGTTACGGGACTGACCCGAGTTTATAGAATCGAGTACAGCTTGTAGCGTATCATTTTTATTGTTAGCTGTGCGTTTTCTCCTGGCATCTCTTAAAGTCTCAACTCTTTCATCTTCGGCAAGAATCCCCTCAACTCGTTTGTCTTTAAAATTCTCCCTATTAATTTTAGGTTTCCCATCTATAGGATTAACCACTCTTTCAGGTCCTGGACCTGTTTTAGGATCGCGATTTCTTATTCTCTGCGACTCGACAGGTGTGGGCTGAGGCTCTGTGGGCTCGGGGGCTGCTATTTCTTTTTCGTCTTCCTGCTCTGCTCGCTCGGCAATATTTTCGGGGGGTTTCTTTTCTTCTTCTTTTTTTGGGTCGCCTACTGTTTCAGTTTTAGCATAAAAGGACTCTTCTTCCTTAAGTCCCTCATTTACATCTTCTTTAGCTGTCCAGCCTTTTTCTTTTAGTTTGCTTTCATCGTATTCACCATCAGCTTCCCTTTCTGTACCTTTAAAACCGTAAGCTTCAAAATTAGGTACATTTTCGCCACCGTTGTCTTCAGCATGACCTTCTTGGTGGGTAGCATAAAAAGAACCATCAGTAGCAAATCCAAAAGCATTAAGAGTCATATCCTCGTCGTCGCCTAAAGTATCCTGCGATAGGGCATCCCTAAGCTCTTGCTTGTAATCTTCTTTATATTGTTTTGCTATAGCCTTCATAAAAGGTGTAGCATTTTTACCACGCCCTCTAATCACTCTAGCAATCTTTTGAAGCTGTGCCATGTTAGTACCAACAGGTCCCACTGAGACGGCTCTATTCAGAGCTTTTACAATACTCTCAATACTCAACTGTTTTCTTTTAGGGTCTTGCTTAAACTCGGATTTTTCTTCTTCTGCCATAATATATACCTATACTAGTGTTCTTGTTCTGGTCGAACGGTTGCTTTTAGTTAACTCCGAAAGGGGTACCCTAGAGAACCCATCAGGGCACATTAGAGAGGGGTTCTTGCGAAGCATTCGGTTAGTAATTTTTTTCTTTTTATGACCTTTGAAACCTGTCGCTGAGTCCATGTTATATAAAGCAATAGCTGCTGCTAGCACATGGTCATCGTGATGTCCTTGTGCAGCTTCGGGTTTACCTTTTTCGTTAACCACAAAAACTTTTAATTCCTGCAATACACCTAAATCTGGTATTTCTATATTACCATCGACTATTTCAGTAGCCATATGATCTATTATAGTTTTCCTTGTTATTTTATCAGTCTGCCAACCGAATGCTTTTTCGACCATCCCCGTTGAACCATTGACCTTCCTCCTTTGATAAACGTGAACACCCTCGTCCAATAGGTATTTGACAATCGCCAACCCACTATTGTTTACCTCAGGGATTGTAAAAGCCCCGCCATAATATTTGACTACTGCTTTAATCTCCTCAGCCAAAACACCTACATCTACACGAGAATGGTGTAACGCAACTAATTTGCTCGGATGCCAAACTCCATGCCAATCTTCATAAGGTGCTCTCCATACCTGAACTGAATGCCAGTCTGGATCTGCCGCTAATCCCTGCATCTGTTGGTCTTCGCCCGTACAAGTATCAATTGATACTAAATACTTAGAATCATGCTCAGGTTCATCATATATTTTCCAACCCCCTGCCCTGTCAGGTCTAAATGAAGCTGTGTTGTTTTGCTGTAAAGTTATAGTTCCAAGCTTAGGAATTATGTTCTTTGCGGCATCGGTCATTGATTTTACCGTTTCGGGGTGGAACCTTGGTCTTGAGGACATAAGGAAACATTCCTCGGGATCGCTTGGGTATTCCTGTCTAAACTTAGATATATCACCATTGCACTTATCCTGGAGAGTTCGCCTTCTCCAATGGAGCTGTTCCCATCCAACGTCGAACCTGTCTATTTCAGATTTTTCGTCATCAGTCAGGGTATCCTTGAAATTTTGAAGTTCCTCTTCAGATTTGAACGGTATTCGGCTGTCATCAAATTCAAACCACGCCGCAAATATTTTAGCCCATTCGTTGTCCTGAACCCAAGTTCTGTAAAACCAACCCTGTGGGCCATTAGGCGTAGAGTCTGCTACAATTAAAGATAGATTGTCCCCGTCATACAGTGACTGTAAATAAGCTAAAGAAGGATCTTTTGCACCCTGTAAAGTCCAGAATGCAGTTTCGGTCATGTTACCGACCTGGATCGTTCCACTTCGTCCTGCGTTTTTCGACCCTGCGGTTTCCTTTCCGTAACTGCTTCCTGTGCTTAGATTTATTTGATCCGCTAGATTGCCACCTTCCGCCAGGTTTGTTCCTGTATCGTCCCATGGGAATAGATCGTTTTCCGCATATCTCCTGTATATCTCGAAGACCTTGTCCGATGTGCCCGCTATGTCCCCCATCAGACTCCCGCTCAGGTTTTCGTGTTTCCTCATGTGATGATAAGTCAAAGCTTGAGCACACGTTGACGCTCCCTTCTGACGTGGTTTCAGTATGATCATTTTGCATGGTTTATCTTCAATCTGGCATTTCCTATAATGCTCGAACATACGCTTTTGTAGCGTGTTCGCTTTTGGTTTAATGTTCTTACCTCTTTTGTCTTTGATTACAGCGAAGGTGCTAAACCAAAGTTCTGGGTCTACTCTGATTAAATCTTCAACGCTTTTTTGAGAATTACTCACTTCCTTCTGTAGGGATCATAAGGATATTTAACCATACTCTCTGGTCTTAAGTGTTCGGGCGCTGGTGAATCGGGTGTTTTTTGGTAAGGAAAAGCGATAGGTCCAAAATTCCCTGCGCTTGAAATTTTCTCATCATTGGCTGCTTTTGCAGCTACTCTCGCATCGTGCTTCCATTTTTCATGAGGAATTACATTTGTCAGGTCATACGTGGATTCTAGGTCAATTGAGTGTGTTGTTTGCTTGCCTCCACTTAAAAGGTCAAAAGAATGGAACGCGGGTCTTGGGACTAGTTTATGGCTAGTGGGTACCATCCCTTTATCTGTGCTAATATGCGTGTTTATAGGCACTGTCGTTTTTTGCCTATCCCAGCTATTATGGCTATTGCCTAAATTTTCAGGTTTTTTGAGCTCTTTTCTGTTTTCAAAGTACGTTGCAGCGTTCCCAACCACATTTATAGGAAGAGCTAACGCTTTTGATACAAAATTAGGCTTCATTCCTGTAAAAAACCCAGGATTATTGGCTCCTGGCCTTGCTTTTCGCCTATTTACACTATTCATCGTCTTCTAAATCAATTTCTGAGTCAAAACCTATGGTCACATCGCAAAACTTTTCCACAACTTCTATAGCAGCGTCACCCATTTCTACGTCATCAAGATCTGATTCTTCATACCAACGGGTAAAAACAGCAGTTAGCTCGTTTTTGAACTTTTCTACAGGTGTTTCGTCCTTAGGCATCGGCCACCTCCAGAAGGTTTTCTTCAGCTTTATCGGATGATTCTGAGTAAACTTCTAATATTTCTGTAAAATTAGCCCCTGCTCCCCTTAGTCTATCCATAATCTCTGCTTGTGACACCTGTTTTCGCTGATCATCACTAACATTTATCTCATGTCTTGTAGCTGGCTTACCAAAACCGTACTCTAAAGTAAGTCTGGCAGCTTGCATTCGTGTAGTGTGGTCAGGTACTTCGGTGTACTGGACACCTCTTTCCCCGTCATTTCGTGATTCTCGAACAATATGGGTCGCATTCATACCACTTCTTAGAACAGCTGTGGCTTTTGAGAAGTCATCGTCCTCAAGAAATTTATGTATGTCCTCACGTAAACGTTTAGATGCTTTTGACATGCAAGAAAAATACCTCCTTAAACTGCTCGTGACCAACGGTTGTAAAAGATACCTACTACTTTTTCTAATATATACTCAATTAGCTAGTCATATGATAGTTCGGTACCCGCGGGGGTCGGGGTGGTGTCCCGCGAGTGATAGTAGTTACATGTGGTACTCAATCTCAAAGTCAAAGTCGAAGTCGATGTTAAGGTTGGGCGAGCACCGATGGCTTCGGGTGTGGCGGAAGTTGGCGTGGAAATTGTTTATGCAATTTACATGACAACTTCGGGATCGGGGTGAGCCCAACCGACTGAAGCGATACCATTGACCAATGTCCAAAACATGTTCAAAAGCAGGTCGATCAATGTGCAAGTGCCTTTGGTCGAAGGACTTAGGTCATTGAGCATACGGACTAGGAATCTAAAATGCACAATCGCCCCTTTCCCCGAGGCAGTTTCAACAAAGAAAATGTATGACTGTTGGGTATTTGTCAAGTAACCCAATAGATAAGGATTG